TGCCGAAGTGCTTGAGAATGCTGCTAATGAGATTGATCGGTTGAACGATAAGGTGAGTTTCGTTTGCGGCGATCTTGCTTTGCAGGAGATTGCACGGCTGCGGAAGGAGCGTGACGAGGCGAGGCGTGAGTTGTGTGCGGCGAGGCGTGAGTTGTGCAGGAACGAGGCAATCATCCGTTTGCAACGGAATCGTGTCCATAGAGACAGCGAAGATGTCGTGGGTCTGGCAAAGGAGATAGCGGTTGAGCGCGGCTGGGACTGTTTTAAGGACAATCCTTGTCCCCGCACCCAAACCTGATACGATATTTCCATAAAGGGTGGTTCTGGGTGGGGAGGGGGTATGGAGACTTTGTGCGCTCTATCCCTCTCCCCAACCCAAAACCACCCTTGACCCCTCAAGGAGACCCCCCCATGACCATGACCAAGAAGACCGTTGACCGCCGTGTGACCGTTTCAGGCATTCGCTATTGGACGCATTGGACGATTACTGCCAATCTCGACATTGAGTTTGAGCAGAACCCCAACACGGGTCTGTGGCAGCACAAGGCAACCCATGTCGGAGTGGAGGACGGTGACATTACTGCCGTTCACGACAACCCCAATGCCTACCCCGTCCTGAAGTTCAGCAACGGGTCGGGATTCAAGGCAGTCGATTGGGCGAGAAAGACCGCCGAGATCGGCATGAACTTGGGCGACAAGGACGATTGGATTGATGCGGTGTATTCCTCCAACGAGGTTGCATCGGCTGTGAATGATCTGCTGCTTGACCTCAACCAAGATTGGTGAGGCTGAATAACAAGGGTAACACCAATGACTGAAGAACCCGATATCGTGGAGCGGCTTCGCAACTACAACACCTGTTCAGACACAGATGTGGACGAAGCCGCCGATGAGATTGAGCGTCTGCGGAAGGAGCGTGACGAGGCAAGACGGGAATGTTGCCATTTATGGAAGGAATACTTCTACTTCTACAAGGAGCGGGATCACTACACACCTCAAAAACTTGCAGAAGAACATGGTTGGGACTGCTTCAAGGAGAACACAAATGGGTGACAACACAGACATTGTTGAAAGGCTCAGGTCGATGTATTATGAGTTGAGCCGCAGGCAAGCATCCACCCCATTTGGGGAACGATCCGAACTGAGCGGTATTCCTGAACTGCTATACGAAGCAGCCACCAAAATCCACGACCTACGGGGTAACGAGATTGAACGGCTGCGGAAGGAGCGTGACGAAGCGAGGCGGGAGATTTTGGAATCTCTGCATCCCGATCTGCGGGAGAGTTATGCCGCTGCAAGGAAATGGGACTGCCTCAAGGAGAACACCAATGACTGACAACAAACCCATTTCCGAATCTGTCCGCTTCATGGAGAAGATGGCAGACATTCTCATGGACGAGGCAAATGCTGAAATTGAGCAGTTGCGGAAGGAGCGTGACGAGGCGAGGCGGGAAGTGTGCAGCATGAACGAAACTGGGCTGCGTATGAATGAGAGTGACAAGAAGCGCGAAGCCAAGCGGCGTGGGTGGGATTGTTTCTCCAATAAGACCGAAGCAGACGCGAACAACACCCTGTTCCGCACCACGGATGGAGAATGACATGACGCAAGAAGAGACTTTTGTTTTCTACCAACCCCCGCTGACCGAAAAGGGTCAACGCGATTGGGCAAAGGAGGCAAGGGACTGGCTCAAGTTCAATGCCGGAAATCTCAATCTTTCACAGAACACCATAACCCTGATTGAGAATCTGTCGAATGAGATTGAGCGTTTGCAGAAGTCGGAAATGTCTCTTGATCGCAAGAAGCAACTGATGCTTGATCTGTGGGGGCCTAAGTGCGAGGAATTCCAAGAGAAGTGCGGTGGCTGCGAGGCTTGGAAGTTTTTTGAGGACAAGGGATATGTTCCCCTTGTCGATGATCTGTAACGAGGGAAAGCAATGAATGATCCGCTTGAAAAGTTCCTGAATGCGGAATGGATGAACGATGACCTGACTGCGCTTGTCAATGAAACTCTTCGACTTCGAACGGAAGTCGAACTGCTGAACAAGTGCTGCAATGAGGTTCGAAGGGAAAACATGGAACTCAAAGAGGATATGTTCAGAGCATGGGCAATCCTCTTTGACTATGACGGGTATTACAATCCAAAGACGGGTGCCGCCGACATCAAGGGGTTGGTGAGCATCATTGACGAGTGCAGCAACATTCTCAACAAGAAAGGTAACGACAATGGCAACAAAGAAGACAACCAAGAAGGTCGCGCAAAAGAAGACGAGCAAGGCTGATGAGTTCTTCATCTACACGCTTGGAATTTCAATTCTAGTAATGACGGCGGCTTTGCTTTTGCTGTCATACGAAGCGATTCTTCAGATGAAGCACATGGGCAAGTGATGAAGGTAATTTCATGAAAAATCCCATTGAAGTTCTCAATGATCCAAAACTCCTTGATGACTTGGCAAAGGTTCAGCACGAAAGTTTCAAGAACATCGTCAAGACTTTGATGGATGTTGGTGCTTTTACAACGGATCATGAGAAGATCATGGTTACATACATGGGCGACTTTGATTCTCTCTCCGCAGCGGAGCAGGAGTTTCATCGCGCACAGGCATGGAAGGTGATTCAAACGGTCGCGGTAGCCTTCCTTGCAAATTCAATGATCCCCGACCAGTACGGAGGCTGACATGACTTTGCCATACGAGAACTACTTCTCGCTCCACAACACCCGAAGTTTCCTGACCGACCTGATGGATACCAAGAAGTCCCCCAAGGTTCCGAAGGCTGTTCGTCAACGGGCGCGTAATCTGCTCAAGCACTTCCCCGCCGATTTTGAGATTTGCGAGTGGATCAGCACTTACCAGAAGGTCGCCTACGAGCGTTACGAGAATCCCCGTGCTGCGGTGATCAAGTTGCGTAAGAACGATCCTGTGGAGTATTCGGCAGTCCACATGGGTTGGATATTCTGGAACGAATCCTCCACGGAGTTCTACGGTCCGTTCCTGACTCGCACTCAATGCGAAGAAGCACTCGCCAAATACATCCAAGAACTTGAGAACGAGCCAGTCAAATCTTCAAAATCTCTAGATACTGAAGACGAGGATTGAGTCGAAGTCCACTCACCTCTGGCTCGTAAAGAACCCTCCGCGAAGCGGGGGGTTTCTGTTTTGTGAAATGGATAAATATGAGGCTACAAACATAGGAATAGCCCATGATTGAATTCTCATCCCTCAAGCAAGAACTTCAGGAAAAACTCATCATGCCCAACAACGGGGCAAGATATGGTCAAGTCGTGTTCATGGCTGGTGGAGCGGGAAGCGGCAAGGGGTATGCAATCAACAATTTGATGAACGGTCTGGACTACAAGACCATTGATCCCGATGCTTTCAAGGAAGCGGTGGTGAAAATGGGCAAACTTCACGCTTCCCTTGGCATCAAAAGCAAGTTCGTGCAGTTCAAGGACATCAATTTCAGAAATCCGAAGGATGTTGAGAAGATTCACCTGGCTCTCAAGGACTGGCCCCTTGAGCAGAAACAGATTGCATTCATGCTCTTTCCGCACATGAAGGCTCTCTCAATGCAAAAACTTGGAATCAAGCAGGGAGCGGCTGGCAAAGAATGGGAAACCTACGGTGGCGAAAAGGCATTCCTTCCAAATATCATCTTTGACCGTACCCTGAAGAAGGCAGAAGAGATCAAGGATATCTCGGACATGCTTCTACAGGCTGGCTACAAGAAGGAAAACATCCATGTCATTTGGGTGCTTACCAACTGGCGCGTGGCGATGGTGAACAACGACAATCGCCCTCGCCGTGTACCTGATCACATACTGCTGTTGACCCACGAAGGCGTTGGCAAAACTATGGGTGAGATCGCTGCGGGCGCATATCCTCCAAATGTCAATGGTGATGTGTTCATGATCCTTGGAGGCGGCGAAGGACAGGTATTCTATTCTGACAAGGACGGCAAGCCGCTTGATGGAAGAAGCCTTGTTCAGAGCATGGTCGGCGGTGAGGTAAAAGGCAAGGGAGGAAAGGAACTCCCAAGACCCAAGATACCGCAGAGAGTCATTCGTGACTTCATCGGAATTCGCCTCAAGGCTTCGGGAACTCAGGCACCGATTCCAGCAGACAAAATCAAACTGTCCCTTGCACACCACCTGATGGGCGACATTGATTCAATTCAGAAACTGATTATGGCAAATGTTCCTCCGTCATCCGTAGTCAAGGACTTCCAACAGATTCACAATGATACGGAAGGCGATGTCGCACGCGCTAGATACGGAGTAAAGGCTGCACCAAAGGAGTAACAATGAATGAAGTGATTGCAATGATGTGGGTAGCCATGATTCTGTTCGTGGCGTTCGAAACAAGTGCCGTGTATGAATATTCAAGATTGCTGCTTCCAAACTTCATTTCAAAAATGAAGGAATACAAGCATGAACTTGAATTCAATCCGCAAATGTCCTACGGATCGTATTTCAGAATTTACCACGATTCGTTTTTAGTTCGTTGGGCAACTTGTCCTTATTGCTTTGGCATGGCTTTGTCTGTTGCCTCTTCTCTCGTATTTTCAAATTGGAAGACAATACCAATAACCTATATCGGCAGTTTGCTGATTTACAGACTGTTTACAAGAGCCGACAAATGGCTTTATGGAGGTTTAGATGAGTGATATGCCCTCCGTGACCTTTGACACACCAGAAGCCCTGTACGAGCATTTGCGCCCCAAGGAAAGCGATCTAATAGTGGCGCAGATACGACCTTTGACGGCTTGGATGACAGCCATGAAGGATTTTACAAATCCAAACGCCTGTGCTTGCCGAAAGGGAGCCAAGGCTAAGGAATCTTTAACATTGCAGATGTATCGTCTGCCCGATTCTTTAACAAATGAACATAAAGAGACCATCAGAAATATCATGGGAACCCACATTTCCCTCTTGATCGAAGGACAAAAGACTGCTATGCTAGCGTAACTTCATACTCATCAAGGAGATAAGCCCATGCTCAAAGCGCAACGAAAGTTCGTGGAGAAGGTGAGAAAACATCTAAAGGAGCATGACTGCCAAATTGTCTTTGGGCGAGGTAAAGAGTTGAACTGCGGTGGCTATAGAGCAGCAGGATACTTCTCTGATGGTGACAAGGAACTGCGGGTAGGAAGAAAGCATGATCTTTGGTTTGAAGTTCTGATCCATGAGTATTGTCATTTTCTTCAATGGATCGAACGCTCTCCTGTCTATCGCAGAAGCGACAAGTCAAACGCAATTATTGACAATTGGTTCAACGGAAAGCAGTACAACAGCCGAGTAATCGACAAGGCTTTTGATGTTGTCCGAGAAATGGAGCGAGACTGCGAGATGCGTTCCATCAAGTTGATCAAGAAGCATGATCTACCCGTTAATGTGGATCGGTACACTCGCATCGCAAACTGCTACATCTATGCTCATTATTTCATGAGGGAATACAGGAAGTTCTGGCCCTTTGAAGGGGAACTGATGCGTAGTCCTTCCGTTCTGTCCAAGATGCCTTCTAATTTCAGGGTTCACTCCCATCGAAAGATTCCAAGAAGGGTTTATGATGCCTTGGCGAATCGCATCTGACATCCTTCACTTTCTAAATACTCTTGTCCTTCGCAAGGAGGAGGGTAAACGCATGAGTTGGAACTACCGTGTCATTCGCAAGACCACCTACTCGGGTACGAAGACATATCACTCATACAGCATCTACGAGGTGTATTACAACGAGAAAGGGAAGGTAGTCGCAACAAGCGAGGAACCCATCATGCCGATGGGCGAGAATGTCATGGAACTCATGCGTGACATTTACTACATGTTCAGGGCTTTTACCCACCCCATTCTTGAGTGGGATTTGGTGTTTCGCAAGGGTCTTGAACCCACGATGCATGAACTTTCAAATACCAAGGTAGTCACTCACGATTGGGTTCCGCCCTCCAAGGAGGAAATCCGTGAGATTGAATTGCAGATTGACAAGGAACGGGTGGAAGCAGAAGCAGTCTACCGAAAAGAGTGCTGCGAAAAGACCACCAAACAGGTTTTTGAATTTCTTGAGACTGACTGCAAGCCGGTCAAATAGGCTTTCATAAAATCCTAAATATGGGTAACCGACTGCCCGTTTTTAGGAGAATCTATGGAACGCCTGACATATAAATTCAGCACTCTGTCTCTCGCCAACTTTGCCGCCAACGCCATCAAGAAGGATGGGGTTGGCGTTGTAGTTTCCAACAACAATTCGTTCATCGTTGTCGAAACAACAGACCCTGCATCCGTCAAGGGAATCGTTGAAAGTGCAAGAGGATACGAAGTCATGCGAGAGGCAGTTGCCCCTCCTGCAAAACCAAACATGCCGGTTCGACCCACAAATCCCGTGGTGGCAAGATTGGTGAACTACAAGGTTCCGATGTTCCTTGTCAAGCAGTATCCTGCGCTGAAGAAAAAGAAGGAATCAATGCCAGGCAGCCGCATCATGTGGAGCCACACAAGTGGCGACAATGACCTTGATGTCATCCCCGCCAAGGAGATCGACAGTTATCTGAAGGACGGTTGGGTCATCATCGAACAGGTCAGCGAGACCGACTGGCAGATGGAGACCCTCACCGAAAAGAAGAAGTTGACTCCTGATCAACTCGCAAAAATCAATACCTCGCTTCGTGCAAAGATGGTCAAGAAGGGCGCAAAGAAGGAAGAAGCAGAACTTGAGGAAGAGCAAGTCGATGTTCAGGAAGGCGGCGTAAAGGCTGCTATCGAAGACTTCATGTATGACATGCTCCCGAAGCAAGCAATCTCCGAACTCAAGCCAATCATGAAGAACCAAAGCGTTCGTGGAGCCGATTTGCGTAATAAGGTCACCGCTGTACTCAAGAAGCACAAGGTTCCCTTGATGTATCTCGGTGGATCATCTGCACAACTCGTCATCGACTACTTTGATACATTCCACGGAGAAAGTGTGGAGGTCACCGAGGCTTTTATCCGTCAGCAGCAATGGGCAACCATGCGGTCAAATTACAAGCAGGGAACACCTGTCAACATCGTTCTCAAGAACGGCAAGACCGTTTCGGGAACCCTCCTCCGCATGGACAAGTATGATAGAGGGACTGCGGATCAGGGTCATATGCTTCATGTCAAGACAACCGGTGGCAAGACCAAAGTAGAAGATGTGGATGTGAAGAGCATCTATTGGAACAACGATCCAAAGACCAAGATCAGCGAAGAAGTTGAGATGGAATCTTACGGCAATCCCTTCACTCCTAGAGTTCCAGGAACATTCGCCGCCCCGAATTTCAGAGGAGGACTCAAGGCGGGAGATAAGGTCAAGGTTCCTCACAAGGGCAAGATGGTCAGCGGCAAGATCGTCCGCTACGATGATGGTGGCACGGACAAGGCACGGCAGCACGGCGGTGGCTATGTGGTCGATGTCGGTGAGCCTGCAAGCATCCTCGTCCCCAAGCAAAAGGTGCAGAAGGAAGAAGTAGAGATCGCTGAGAATAGTTGGGGTGGTGGTTTCCAAAGCGCAGCCGATGCTCACCGTGAGGTACAGGCGGGTCTGAAGGCTGACTTTCAGCGTGAACGGGCGCAGAAACTCAAGTTGATCGTTCAGGTTATCCGTGGAGAAATCAGCAAGCAAAAGTTCAAGAAACTCACGGGCAGCAATTATGACGAACTAATGAAGAACTCCCCGTACTTCAGGAATCAAATCAAGCGTATGCCAAAGAAGGCACTTGAACCTGTTGCAAAGGCAGAAAGTGTTGAGGTCGATGAGGCATACGCACCTCTTGATACTCCAAACATCATCGGTGCCTTTACCGAAACAACGAAGAAGAAGAGATTTGAATACAGAAAGTCAACCGACAAGTGGGGAATCAGCCACGGTTTGCCACATGAAGTCTGCGTTAATAGTCTAGGGTCTTCTCAAGGATCTCCGTCTGTTTGGAGATCAGCAAATGTCAAGGGAACTGTTTGCTACATTGCGACTGACGAGGGCGAGGGTGGCAAGCCCGTGTTGGAGAAGTGGACTATCAGCAACCATGTCAAGTATGTGAAGGCAGAGGAGATTGAGCATGGAGGCAACGGAGAGATTGAACTTGACGAGGCTCCTATGGTTTCTCCCGAAGCCGGTCTTGGCATATTTGGATACAGCAAGCCTCAATTTGAGGCAAAGATGCGTCAATTGATTCAGAAGATGGGATTTGAAAAGGGAATCAATCGCACCGAAATGTCGAATGGCATGATGACCCTGTACTTTGCCAACAGAGCAAAAGCGCAGGACTTCATGGTCACATTCAACGGAATGGTACGCCGAACTGCATCGGGCATCGTTGCAAAGTTGGTTCCAAGTGCAGCCATGTCTTCCGATCAGAGCAAGAAGGCAATGGGAAGCGAAGCACTCGTCATCCTTGATCTTAACAAGATGAAGAAGGAAAGCGCGGAATTCGAAGCCATTCTACAGAATCTTGAGGAAGAAGTGCTTGACGAAAAACTCATCGGCAAGCAGAAGAAACTCGATGTCAACAAGAACGACAAACTAGATGCCCAAGACTTCAAAATTCTTCGTGCAAAGAAGACAAAGAAAAAAGAGACCGAAGTCACCGAGGCGATGAACAATTACATCGCTTTCTACAATGGCAAGAAGATGACCGTTCAGGCAGAGACTTCATATAAGGCTCAACTCAAGGCTATTGAGATGTTCAAGGCTCCTGCCAGCAAGAAGCACATGGTCACCGTAAAACTCGCTGACAACAAGGCTGCGTTTGCTGCCAACGAAGAGGTTGAGGTCAACGAAGCCGCTCCTGCAATCAAGGCAGGAATGAGACTCTATGCCAAGCAGGACAAGAAGACCGACAACGGCAGCGTGGTCAAGGGACAGTACTACAAGGTTGCTGATGCAGGAGGTGGCTTGTTCAACCTCATCCATCAATCAACGGGATACCGCAAGGCTATGATCAAGGTCACAGCAAGCGCAATTCAGGCGATGATTCAGAACAAGGTTTTCTAAACCTTACTGTTTGCAATCCCGCTGAAGTTGTTCTTCTTGACGAAGGTCAGGATCCTGCTGAACTTGGTTTCAAGCAGTTCCTTTGGCTTATGACTGATGACGAACACATTGGTGTTCTCATCCATTCCCTTCAGGATGTCAAGGAACGACTCACAGGCGGCATCGTCAAGGCTTCCGTCAAGCACCTCATCCAAGATCAGGAGATTGGTTGACACAGAGTTCTTCATCTGTGCAATCGTTCTCCATGCAAAGAGAAGAGCCAAGTCGATCTTCTTCTTCTCTCCCTCGCTGAAGGAAGCATAGGTGAAGGTATCACGGTGGCGACTCAAGATAGTCTCATTGAACTCTTCATCAAGATTGAAGTTGACAAACAGTCCCATCTGCGTCAGGTATTGGTTGATGACCTTGTTGATGATGGGAATGTAATGCTTGATGATTCGGCTCTTGATGCCCGAGTCCTTCAGGAGCGTTGCAGCGATGCCATAGTAGTGCTGCGTGTCAACGATCTCCTTGCGGCTACCCACATTCTCTTCCTCTTCCTTGGAAAGGGCGGCAAGGGCTTCCTGCTCCTTGGTATCGTCCTTCTTGCTCGTCTTGGACTCGTTCAACTTCTGCTTGGTCTTCTCAACGAACTTTCTGTGACCAGACAGTTCAGACTTGCGCTCTTGGATCGCTCCCTCCGTGACTTTCAATACACGAATGACGGCAGCAATCTTCTCCAACCGCTTGTTGGTATCAGAGAGCGATGTGTCAATGTCGGCAATAGCCTTGTTGATCTCCTGCTTCTTCGTGTTCAGCGAGGTTACCATCGACTCCTTGAAATCGGGTTCAATGTGCTGTGTGCAAGTCGGGCAAGTATCGTTCTTCTCGTAGAACTCAACGCTGTTGTTCAGGTTCTTGATCTTGCTGTTCAATTGACGCTGCACCGATTCAAGGTTGTTCTTGGTCTTGTCAACCGACTCCTTGTCGTCAATCTCGCCAAGGTGCAGTTCAATCTTTTCTCGCAGGACGGAAATCTCTTCCTCAAGGACAGCAGCCTTCTCCTCTGCTTCCTTGATCTCGTCCTCATATTTCTGTGCCAAGTCATTCTCGTCCTTGGTGCGCTCCTCCATGTATTTCTTGTGCAGGGAAATGCGCTCCTTGATGACGGTCAACTTGCTTTCGATCTCTGTCAATTCCTCACGACTCTGAGATACCTTGCCCTTGAGCAGGGTGTTCATGGTGCTGAAGATGTTGATGTCAAGGATCGTTTCCACGATAGCCCTGCGCTCGGCAGCGGGCAATCGCATGAATGGGACATAGTTTGCAGAGCCAAGGATGATGACCTGACAGAATGACTTATAGGTCATACGCAGTATCTGCTCCTCAAACATCCGCTGATAGTCCTTGCTCTTTGCGTCTTGGTCGATCAACTTGGCATTCTTGTAGACCTCAAAGACCTTCGGAGTCTGTCCACGAATGACCTTGTATTCATCCTTGCCGATTGAGAACTCAATCTCAACCAACGAGTCCTTTTGGTTGATGGTGTTCACCAACTGCGGAATGTTGATGTTGCGGTATGGCTTGCCGAAAAGAACGAAGCACAGGGCATCCAACATCGTGGACTTTCCTGCGCCGTTCTCCCCACAGATCAAGGTGGTGTCGGTCTTTGCCAAATCTATTTCCGTGAAGTACTGCCCTGTAGAGAGCAAGTTGCGCCATCTCAATTTCTTGAACTTAATCATGTATACAATCGCTCCCTACAGGGACAGTCTTCACAGTCTGCAAAAAATCACTCGGTGACGAGTTTCAGTCCTGCGGGGGCTGGCTGAACGGACTTTGACGGAACAACAAGACCAGACACGAATCCCGTGTTGTACTCGTTAAGCAGCGATTCCTGCGGAGCAATGATGAAGTTCACGCCGCGAGTGGTGATGCCGTTTTCTGCATCCGTGTAAGGTAGCCACGGAACAAGAGCCAACTTGCCCTGTCCTGCGGGAATGAGAATGGCAGGATTCTTGAGAGTGACGGTGCCGTTCGCAAAGTCCTCGCTGACAACCTGTCCAAGTATTTGTTCGCCGCCCTGAAGCCCGACTAGTTTAACTGGTAGTGACATTGTGATGCTCCTTAAGCATATAGTGATTCCAAGTACAGTTCCTTGAGAATGTTCTTGAGTTTGTTGGGATTGGCAACCTTCAGTTGGTCAATCTCGTTGTTGATGATCGACAAAGTGTCCTGCGCCACATCCACTTGTTCCGTTAGGGTGATTCCCATTTCCTTGTCCTCAATCACCGTGGCTCCATAGACTCCGATGTTCGTCAGCCTGTCAATCAAGGTATCAAACATCACGGGATTGGTCTTCTTGCGAACTACCACACGAACGAAGGTGTGCTTGTATTTATCTAAGTCGCAGGAGGTATAGTCATCCTTTTCGTCATCGTAGACGAGTTGGGTGAAGATGGTAAGAGGATTGCGAATGTATTCAAGCGTCCTATCCTCGGTGTTGAACACATGGAATCCCTTTGGCTCGTTGAGATCAGCGAATGTGATCTGATACGGTGTGCCAAGATAGTTGACATTGCCACGGCTGTGCTTTTGGTGGAAGTGTCCGCTGAAGACAGCCTCAAAGTCCTTGAAGATGGCAGGATCCATTCCGTCTTCATGCTTCACGCCACGCATGACTTCATAGCCCGTCAGTTCCAAGTGTCCCATGAGGAACGGAACCTTTTCTTCCGCTGCCTTCTGAATGAATGTCATGCACTCATCGTGATTGTCCTTGGTGATCCAAGGCACGAACGCGATCTTCACTCCATCAAATTCAAGAATCTTTGGCTGTTCCAACAGACCATCACCAAAGTCGTTGTGGAACAACTCGCGCATGGAGTTGACTTGGTTCGTGTTCTTGAAGTAGACATCATGATTTCCAAGAATTGCATAGACCTTGTGCTTGGAGACAAGTGGCTGTATGAATCGCTTTCTGACCTCGTTTAAGGTGGCAAAGTTGATGAACTTGCGCCGGTCAAGCAAGTCCCCCAGGTGCAGCACCGTGTCTATCTTGTTCTTCTCCAAGTACGGCATGAACACCTCTTCCGTGAACTTAAAGAAGTGATGCAGGAAGATGGGCGAATCCGACCTAGCCCCAAAGTGCGTGTCGGTGATGATGGCAATCTTCATGAAAGACCCAACTCCTCGTCCAATTTTGCAATGTCATCAAGAGCCTTGGTACGCATCTTGGTTGCATATCGCTTCAGTTCAGCATTCTCCTCAAGGACTGTCTTGTAATTCTTGATGAGTTGCTCAATGGCAACAACGACCAATTCCTTCTTTTTGGGATCGCTCAACTCGTTTCGGTCAATGAGAACGGTGGCAATCCTTGCGTTCAGAATGATGATGTCCTCATTAGTCATTTCGACAAGTCTATCACTCATCCATGAACCCGTCAAGCACATTGTTGGCGTTTTTGGTTGTCTTGCGCTTGCGCCTCTTCTTTTTCAACTTGCTCTGCTTCTCTTTGTTGAAATTTGCCATGTCCGTTTCGGACAATCCGATCATCTCCGCAATCTCCTCGGATGTGGTCTCGGTCTTTCCGTCTTCCATCCAATTTCTGAATTTGCCCGTGGGATCGTTGTCCTCAAAGCACTTCAACTTGATGTAGAGTTGCTTCTTTTCCTTCTGTATGCGGCGAAGGAATGCATAGAAGGTAATCTGCGTGAAGAATGCGAATGGATTCTTTGATTTCTTGGGATCGAAGTTCGTGGCATACATGATGCAGTTCTCCACCGCGTCCCCAATCATCTCGTCCTTGAAACTGTAATTTGCAAAATTTGGTTTCTTTGCGAGGTTGTTTGCGATGTCCAAGAAGCATTGTCCGATGTAATCGGTAACGCCTGGTGGTCTTTCTCCTGCCTTCTTTGCCTTGTTGACTGCCTTTCGGTGATCGCTTATCTCTGCCAAGAATCTTTGATTGTCTATGTAATGACTGCTTTTCCCCATTTTGTACCTCGTAAAGTTTTTTGCTCAATCCAGAATAATTTTTGCGCTGTGTCTTGCCTTGTGGCTAAATACCGGTGTCCAGTATGAAATGAAAGGTTCTATAGGTACTACTAGTACCCGTCAAAACCGTATCCGAGGGTTCCCGTTCCACCACGGCATACCGTCATCCTCGTCCTCTTCATCATCGTCCCCCTCTTCATCCGTTTCGTTGGTAGGCTCGGCAGTATAACCATTTTCTGCCTGTTTGTCACCTTCTTCATTCGAAGGAACCGATGGAAACTGCATCTTTGAGATGTATTCCTGCATCACTTCCTTCAATTCATCCTGTGCCTTCTGTAGGTCAGAATGTATCTTTGCCTCCACATAATCGTCATACATTTTCTTGTCCGGTTCCGCCACCACAAGGACTATTTCCTTCGGGATGGTAAAGTATGTATCGCTTGAATATTCGATCCAATCCCGAAGGTAGACCCCTACTCGTTCCACTTTTCCTGCCTTGTTCAATACCGGCATGGAAACGACAATCATGGGCTTCTCAAGCACATAGTCGTTTGCGAATGCCTGCATGGTTGCTATCAAAGTCTCGCCGTTGCGAAGCCGTATGATCCTTGTGGCAGGAGGAATACCCTCGCTTGAGAATTGAGTCATAGTACCTCCTTTATCGGAATCTTCACCATCTTGTAGTCGAAGGATTCCTCGTTGTATATCTTCACTCTTTCGATAAAGTGCTTGAGCGTGTGGTTCTTCTTGGACTTCCAATGAAGATCATCGGCAATGTCGTATAGCCTTGCCCTGTCCTTGCGCTCGGATTTGCGGAGTTGGCGACCGATGCTCTGAAGAACGCGAATGCGGCTCTTTGACGGGGACGCAAAGATAATGTTGCGAAGGGAACGAATGTTGATACCCGTAGAGAATGTGCCGTATGACGCAACGATGATTGCGTTGTCTTCCTGCTCGGTGATCTGACGAATTTCCTCTCGCACCTCGCCCTCGGTTTCACCTGACACATAGAAGACCTTTCGGCTGTCTCCTGCGTGTTCCTTTATTCTCTCATAGAGCGGCTTTCCGTGCTTTTCAACGAATTGGAACAGCACAAGAGTGTTTCCCTTCGTGGAACATGCCAGTTTGGAAATCAGCGCATTCCTGCCGTCACATCCAACGATCCAATCGATCTCTTCCTGATAGGGAATTCCTGCCACGGTCTTGCATATCTCGTCAGGATAAGTCAGCAATATGCAGTCAATCTCAAGGTTGGAAAGGAGTTTCTTCTCCATCAAGTCCTTGGTCGTTGTTACTTGCTTTACTGTTCCGAACAATCCCTCAATCGCCAATTTGTGGGTCTGCGTTCCGTCAAGCGTACCTGTCAAGGCAATTCGGTAGGGACAATTCGTCAACTTGGTCATGATGCTCGTCAGGCTTGCAGCCTTGAAGAGATGTGCTTCGTCCCCGAATACCGCACCGAATTGGTCAAAATAATCCTTGGGCAACTTGTAGATTGACTGCCATGTTGTTATCACTATCTGCTTGGTTGGATCGTCTTTTTCCTCACCACCGTACACCTTGTGAACGAAATCTTCGACATTCCATCCATTGGGGTCTTTTGCGGAGTAATCCTTGAAATCGTTGTACAACTGAGTGACGAGCGAGATGCTCGGAACGACAATCAGAGTTCTGCGAGGCTCGGTTCCTGCGTCCGCATCGATCATGTTCAGAAGCGTGGAATATGCCCTTGCAAGCACATAGATGATGAGACTCTTTCCGCTTGCCGTGGGCGACAGCAACAGGCAGCGATTCGTGTTGAGCGCATGATGTATCGCATCCACCTGATGTTCGTGCGGTTCAATTCGCTGTCCCCGTGCCGTCAGGTTCAGACCATTGATGATCTTGCTGACGCAATCCTCGCGTGTGCAAGGCTCAATGGGATTGATCAACTTGCGATCAACGGTCAGGTGATACTTGCGTTCCTCGCAGAACTTGGCGAGGTAATCAAGCAGACCGACATACAGCAGGCTGTTCCTTGGTTGGAACATCCGAATCTTTCCATCCCAATGTCTGTTGCGGTATGCGGGTGTGAATCGTGCGTTCGGAACTTCGAAGGTGAAGAATTCCTGAATTTCACGGGCAATCGCAGGTTCGCATGACAATCGGGTATAGACCGTGTTGTGCCTATGAACGACAATCTCTGGCATACCATTATTTATGGCTGCCGTAACAGGCTCCGTCAGACGATGCCGTTGGTGAACTTGCGCCATTCTATGGCATTCCGAATGATCCAATGTCTCTGCGAGATGCCCTTCAGCAGGGACTCAAGGTAATCGACCTTCTCCTGC